ACTGAAACTGTTGTCCGAGATACTCAAAATTTTTACCTGTCGCCATATTTTTTCTTTTATTTAGTAATGATAAATAGTACTAGTTTTTGATAAGTTTGGGGTAAAAATAAATTAAATTTTTGTCTGAAAAAATGTCAGTCAACCTAGCAAGTACTGATTTTAACTTTGGGCGTAGGTCTACGGTATATCTGACCTTTGGAGGGTATGGTTTTGCATCAAACTGTCTATGACAAACTGTCATGTCTCCCACCTTAATTAACAGATTAAATTTTTCAGGTCCGTCTGTAATTGATGTATTTAAGACCTCAGGATTTTCGATAATCTCATATTGATTTTCCAACATGTAAATTACTGATCTCATCTTTAAATTATACTTCATTTCTTCACAAAAACTTGTGATATAATAATGTAAGTCTTCAGATTTGGATGCGTTTTTATTGAATCCTCTAACGTTAAAAAATCTTTGAACGACAATGTTCTCATTACACATTAACAAAAATTCTACTTTTGTTATATCTTGTTCTCTCATTTTATTTTTTAGTTTTTTTTGTTTCTGAATTTTGTTTTTTCTTTTCTTGTAAGTTTGAGAAAAGGTTTTAAAAAACTAACCCAAGCGTCGTCACCCTTTGGTAAGTATTTGAAAAACCCGTCCTCCATCATAAGTCTGATTAAGTTTCTATGTCCTCTTCCGTCGGGATCCATCGACTCAGAATAATATAATCTAACCAACTCTTTGTCTTCTTCACTCAAAAGTGGATTGTCCAAGTCAACTAGTTTTTTATTTATTTCAAAAAACTCATTACCAAAGATACCTTCTTTTGTTTTACCACTCAAAAGATTCTGAAGAGCAACATTCCATTTTTCCTCATTCAAGAGTTGTTCACTCTTTTCTAAAATATAAGATAATTCAACCCTTTGTTCAAGGAGTTCGGGAAATAATTTGATCAATGTCTTCTCACCTAAATAAAAGATACCATCTATGTTATCTGAATTATCACCGGTAAGAATTTTGACCATTTTAACGTTATAGTGTGGAATCTCAACATCATGTAGTTTTATCTTATCTCCAGACTTATAATATTGTTTTGTAGATGGTGAATAAATTGAAACTTTCTCACTGATTAATTGTGTCAGATCTCTATCACTTGAGAAGATTGTTTTGTCCTCATCTAATGATACTTTACAGTAATGAGCAATTAAGTCATCGGCTTCTGCGTGTTCTGTCTCTATTTGTCTTACAAACATCTCTTCAAGGTATTGTTTAACCCTTTGTTTTTGTTCTAAAAAAGATTCTTCTTTAGATTCAGATTCAGAAGTTTTACGATTTAATTTATATTTGGGATAAATCAATCTTCTTTTGGAAGAAGAGGTTTTAGAATCCCAAAGAACTACAACCTTATTGAAGTTGTGTTCCTCTAAGAATTTACGAAGAGTGTTTAGAAAGTGCCAAACCCCACCAACATGTTTACCATTGTGATAGAATTCTCTAACACCATGAAAACCAATCTTTAATAAATTATTCCCGTCTACTAATAATGTATTGGACACTTCCTAAAACTTAAATGATTTCTACTCTACTTCTTCTTTTTCTGTTTTCAAATCGAAGTCACCATCAACTCCGATAATATTTTTCCAATAGTCAGCATATTCTTTCTTATACCTTTCTATTGATACTTTTTCTTCGGTTGTATCTTTACCTGGTAAGAATCCGTGTGGGGTTACAATAATTCTTCCATCTTCAAAACCAAGACCATTAATGTGATTTTTCATAACCGAAACTTTTGTTCTCGAAGCGAATTTTACGGTTCTCTTGTCTTTTGTTGCAGTGATCTTTGTTGTACCCGCGCCTTTTTGATTACCAAATAAGAAAACCAAAGAAGAGTTTAACCAAATTGCTTCACCACCTTTTGCCTTGATCTTAGGTTGACCAAATGGATTGTCAGGTAACTCTACCCAGGGTTGGTTAACAATGATTAAGGTATTTTCGTATTTAGAATCCGCTTTACGAGATCCTGATATACGTTGGTTAATACCCATACCAATTTTGTCTGCTAAAACACTTGCATTGTGTTGTTTACCTCCTTTACCTTCATATGTCATTTTACAAGGAACTGATCCAACTGAATCCCACATAATACAAAGTGAATAATCCAACTCACCCTTTTCTTGTGCGTCCAACAGACCGTTGATATATTCAGTGATTTGTTCAATATAATCAAAATTGTTATTGAATAAGAAGAATCCATCCCAAGTCAACTCACCCGTTTCTTCATCTACCACCTCCTCACATTCGAGTCCCATAAGTTTGGGGTGTTCAAAAGACCACTTCTGTTCAGTAATAATAAAAACAGGAAGAATTCCCTTCTTTTGAGAGTCAACTGCAGTTTTGATAAGGGCCGTAGTTTTTCCTGTATCCGAGTGACCAAGCAACATATTCAGGTGTCCTATTGCAGGACCAGGTAATCCAACCGCATCAAGAAATTCTGATCCAAGATCAAAAAATCTTTGTGGTTTATATTTTGCGTCCGCAGAGAACTTCTTCTTTATCGAAGTGAAGTCATTTTTCTTAAGAGCCATTATAGTCCGTAAATTTTAAAGTTTGTAATTGTTTTTAATTTGTCTTTTGCATCGGTGAGTTGTTCGACTAATTTGTCCATTTCTTCTGTGTGTTGTGGATGTTCTCCAATACCAACAGGATTTGTGAAATAAACATAAAGTCTTGCTTCTGCATCTGCAATTTCTGCCTCATATTTTTTTACAAGGGCTTCTTGTAATTTTTCTACCATGAAAGGGTTCATAATTTGTTTTTTAAAAATATAAATAAAAAAACGGGAACAATAAACTGCTCCCGTCATAATTTTTTTAATAAATTAGAATGGTAATTCTTCTTCTACCTCATCATTTACTTGAGGATCATCAACTTCATTAATTGATTTTGGTTGTGCCTTTGTGGAACCACCCATAGAAACTTCAGATGTTTCATCGTTTGGATAAACGTAACCACCTTTTTCTGAGTCCCAACGTGGAGTTTCTCCTCTTGCTATCGCTTCAAGATACTCGACAGGTTTTTTAGAATATACGTCCTCCCAAGTCAATTCATCAGAAACCCATTCAGACATCTGATCATTGTCTTTAGAAATTGCCGCTGGATCATCATACATCACAGTTTGAATTACGGTGTAAAAAGCCCCTTTTGGAGTTTTTGCTTTGGTAAGTTCAAGAATCAAATCGCGTCCTGTGTCAGGATCTGTGATGTCACCTTTTGCTTTCCAAATTGGAATAATTTTATCAAGGATCCCTTCTTGTTTGTAATTGTGTTTAAAACGCCAGAATTTAACTCCGTCTTGTTCGTTGTCACGGTCAACCACTTTAACAATATAAAACTTACGAGCTTTGTATTGTTTTGCAAGTTCTTTATCCGCCTCTTTACCCGTTGACATAAGTTCTTCATAAACTTCATTCAAGGGTGAACGCTCATTGTCATTTTTTCCTGGATCGTAAAATTTTTGGTATTTACCGTCCACAAGGATTTCGTGGAACCATACTTCTTTGAACGGTGAAGATCCGTCAGTTGTAGGAAGAATACGTACTCGTCTCTGTCCTTGTTTTTCATTGTCTTTCAAAAGAGCCGCGAAATATTTTTTCATTCGGTCTTCTTGAGACATTTTAGAACCGCTCGAAGCGCTGTTCTGAGTTGATTTTTCGTACTGTGCAAGTACTGCGTCTAATGAATTTGTCGCCATGTGTAAATAAAAATTAAAGGTTTATGTTAAAATTATAAGTGTATAAAAAGTTATAGTCAAATAGTGTCGCCAAAAAAAATCAAGGTTGAATTAATCGACCTTAATCATTATTTATAATATATTTCAGGGTCAAAAGGTTCTATACCTTTGTCAAAAGATTTCGCTACTTCAGAAGGACTATAGTTATCAATCTCATCAGAAGTTAAAACGTATTCATTTTTACCTGATTTTTCCATCTCAATTTTTTTATCATCAAAAAAGTCTGAAAGTTTTTGTTTGAATGGTCCAGAGTCTAGAGTTCTGAGTTCAAGTTTTTCTTCGGGAGTCTTGGGTTTGTATTTTTCAACTTTGGCCTCAAGCGAGTCTAATTTTTGAACTAATTGATCCATTTCTCCAAGTTTACTTTGTAGAGTTTCTAATTGACTAAATAGGTTGTTGAAGTACTCTTCTTGTTTATCTGACATAGATTTTTGAGTATCGATTAAATCGGTAATATCTACCTCTTCAACTTCTTCATCACCTTCTTTTCCCTCCGCACCAATTTCTTCAACTTCATCGTCTTGTGATACATCAACTATTTCGGGAGTGTCTCCTGTAGATGGTGGTACAGGTGGCGGTGGTAATGCCCCTTCTGCCGGTGGTGCTCCCGTTGCCGCATCACCTGCCGGTGGTATTGCTCCAGCGGCGTCGTCTGGTGCTGGTGGTGGGGCTAAAGCTTCAACACCTTGTTCGTTGATATAATTTGTAATGGATCTATATCGTTGTATCTCTTGGAGAATTTTCTTATCAATTGCCATTTTACCCGTTTAATAATGTTTTTATACCATTGTTGGTTTCTACTTGAATTTTTCTGAAGGTTTTCATGGTATTGTCTACTCTTTCAATCAACCCATCTTTCATTCTAACTGTGTAACAATCTCCAGTGTCCAAATCACAGACTTCTTTATATCCGTTTCCTTTGTCTTTTTCACTTACTCGGGTGTTTTTACCCAAATAATTATCTAATATAAGTTTTACATTCATCTTGTGTTGTTTTTATAATAAATATAAAGTTTTGTAAAAAAAGTTTCATTTCACATTTATAATGATCTGTAAACTCTAATCGCATCATTAAATTTCGCAACAAGTATCGCTTTATCTTCATTAGTCATTTCAGTCCAAACTTTTGGATCTCTTGGTACAGGGTATTTTGTCACATAAAGTTCTGCAAAATATTCGGCTAGTGTACTTGACGGAGTTGTATTTTGTATCAATCCACTAACTTTATTAAAAGCAAAATCAATAAACGAATTCAAATCGATGAAACTAACTATTGGAAAGTTAACATTTTGACCTCTGTTTATACAATAATATTTTTTGTTGAAATAGTTGGAGTAGTTTGTGAAGTATTGTCTTAAATCTATAGTACTATAGTTATTTTCATAAGTCTCAAATCCTGTGTTTGTGGATGAATCAACATATAGGAAAGAAAATAATAAACTAGTGTATTGTTTAAGACTGTCACCCGTATAGTTTTTACTAACTAAGAATGTACCTATACTTGTTTGCATTTGTTTGAATGTAGTTCTTGTCACTGCAGGAAATTCGGTTTGCGTAAATCCAAGATATTTCGGGTTAATTTCCGAATTACAATCTTGATTTGATGTTAATTTGTCTTCTGCAACAACGTTTGACAACACGTTTGCCTTTTCTTGTTCTATGGTTGCTGGATCTGATAATTTTTTTGTTTCATTTTGTTGTATGGTTTGTTGTATACTTTTCAATATGTTTTGATTGAGTGACTGTATAAAATTATCTATCTTAGGTAAAGAATAAAAAGGTTGTCTAATTCCTTCGAAGAATGTATCAAATCCATTTTCACTAATTCTATGTCTCACAGTTGTTATCATGTAAGGACCCGAAAACATCGGTATGTTTCTAACATTAAAATACATTGTTGGTTGTATCAACGCATTTCCCATCATATCAACGGAACATCTGTAACTTCTATTTTTGTATAGATTGTATAATGAAACGTTTTGTGTTGAGCTTCTTCTATTTTTAGAAAGATTGGCTAATTGGTTCAAAACTTCCAATGATTCAGACGTTGGTTTTCCAGGATCTTGAGCCACGTCAAATTGTTTAAATATTTGTTGGTTTTGTAGTGTCATGTCGACATTAAACCCAACAAGTTTATTCGAT